ACCCCTCGTTCTTGACAAGCTCTACGTGAATGCCTCGCACGGTGTTAGTCATCACTATGTTCTGACCAAACCAAGAGTTCTTTTCTGCCCAATCTTCAGCCTTTGGATCAGAGGCTTTCTGGGCTTGTGGAGGAGGCGGTGCAGGCTCCTGCGCTTCTGGTACGGGTTCAGCTTTTTGGTTATTGAGCTGCTGTTGTTCCCATATGGCCTGCGTAAGTCTTTGTTGCGCCTCAGTTTCTGTGTCGATATCGCCTTCTTCTCTGGCCCTTTTTATCACCGTTTTAAGTGCGGTAATCTGTGTTTCAACGCGGCCTTTAGCTTCTCCTGTGCGCTCTGTAGCAGTCTGCGCGTATTTTTTACGCAAGTCTTCATGCTGCGACTGCACGCTTTTAGCGTATTCCAGAGCAGATGCTTCCCGGCGTTCCGTCTCACGCAGACGAGCCGTAAGCTTATCTATTCGTTTCTTTACCTTGTCGGAGTACTCATCCAACTGGTCTGAATCAGGTGCAGCCTGCTCTTGCTTAGGTGCAGTCTCCTCTTCAACGGCAGGTTCTTCCTTTTCAGCAACTTTGGCCTCAGTGCCATCCTCGCTCATCTCAACCGTTGTTTCCTCTTCGTTGTCTCCAACGTCAAACTGAAGTTCTTCTTGTGGTTCAGCCATTGATCTCTCCTTACATGTGCAAAATGTTTTCGGGATTAGTGACTATCCCTAAAATTTCGTCATCATTGAGGAGTCGGATTTCGCCTCCGTCAATCTGAATGCGTGACCCGGCATATCTGCCAAAAATCACCCAATCGCCCTCTTGGCACCACGGACCGTCTGGAAATTTAGACGCATCCGCGTAGGCTAGGGGACCTGCCTTCAACACATATCCCACGTTAGTGGCAAGTTGTGTCCTTTCCTGCGTCTCCTTGGCCAGCATAATGCCGCCCTTGGTGGTTGCAGCCCCTCGGTATGGAAGTAAGGCAAGACGCCAGCCCGTTGGTTGGGGAATCAGGTCTCTAACGCTTTCTGCGATACCCTCTTCTCTTACCTTTCCATCCTCAGAATACGCATCATTGAGGCTTGGCTTAGAGGGCTTTTCCTCTTTTTGCCACTTCTCTTCTAATGCGGTTAGTGTAGGCTCAGATTGCATGTAGTCTCCTTTTAGTCGTCTGAGTATTTTTTAACTTCATTACGAATAACCTCATCAATGAGGTGAATACCCTCCAGACGACCCATCAGAAAACGATACCGCTCCATGTTGGAGATGTTTCCGTTCAAGACAAGTGCTTCTGTGTCCGTTTCTAGCTTTCTAATTTCTCTTAGAACGCGCTCGGCGAACTCCAGCATGGTCGTTTTCCCATGTAAGCAGACGGTTTAATGCCACCATCTGGAAGGCTTAGTAAATCTTTACTTTCTTGTTGCCGTCGCGTTTCCTGACAACTCGAGGCTTTGGTTTGGCCTTGACTGAGCCACCCTTAGCCATTTTGCGCGACTTTCCTGCCTTGCTTAACGCAATAGCCACAGCCTGTTTTTGCGCGGCTTTCTTACTGGCAGGTTTACTGGCGCCTATCTTACCTTTTTTCTCATAGGTTTTAACCAGTTCTTTTACATTTTTGCCTATTGTTTTGTTACTTTTTCCACCTTTTAGAGGCATTACCTGCCTCCCTTGGGTGCATAGAGGCGTTCTCTAGCCACTGCGGCACGCTCGGCAGCGATTTTTTCCTGAGAGGCTATGCGCTCGTCATTGGCCTGAGAGTTCTCTTGGATACGCATCTGCTCGTTCTGCAGGCGCTGTTGTCCTAGCACTACGTCTGCTTGATCTTTAGCGGCACGTTGTTGAAGTTCCTGAGCCTTCAGGGCCACTACAGGGTCCTGACCCCCTTCTTCGCCGCCGCCCATCAACTGGGACTGCATTGCTTTCATGTCCATCATGTATTCTGAAACCTTCAACGCCACTGTCGCTTCACGTTGCATGTCAGAGATCATCTTGTCTGGATCATTGCCATACTGCTCAAACAATTCAGCTTCGGCATCCTCTTCAGCCTTGAGCTTAATGTGGTCCAGAATATGCTTCTGCAGCTCTGTAGATGCCATGGGGTTAGCTTGCACTAACGGAGACATGCCCATAATCAAGTGGGATGCAATATGAGAGTCATGCTGTTGTCCAGCAAAAGCCTGTAGCTGCTTGCCGTCCACTGCGTCAATATTCTCGCTGGCTGGGTCTTTCGGCATCTGATTGGTCTGGACCTTTAGAATACCGTCGATATCCCGCACGTTCATTGCCTGATACACGCGATAGTACGCTTCGTACATGTTGTGCATCTGTGGGGCGCTCTGGGCCAGCTGGAGCTGCGTTTGCGCCAAGGTAATACGTTGGGCAGCAGAGAAGATGTTAGGGTCCGCTACGGGCAGCACGGCGACCATATTGTCGAAGTCATTACGTTTGACCGAGCGACAAGCACCGGGAACGTCATATGGGTACTCATCCGGCAGATATTCGCCGAATCCCTTGAACAACATCTCAAATTCTTGGGTCTGGGCATAGTACAGGCGCTTATGGATGGCCGACATGACCATAGAGCCACGCTCAAGCAGAGCTACTGTGGTGCCCACAGCGGCTTGTTGGTTACCATCCCCTACCTGCATGTCCGCAGTGCTTGCAAGACGCTTACCGGCGTCCACAGTGAAGCCTAGCAGCGAGAAAAGGGTCTGACTTGGCTCTTTGTAGGGCATCGGCAACAAAGAACTGCTCAGTTCTGCCCCGCCAGCGTCAATATCGCGCCACTCACCCGGTTGAATGGGGTTATTATCATCCGCTATACGCGCTCCCTTGGCTTTGAAGCCTGCAGGGAGGTTGGATAGTGTGCCTGCGTCCAAAAGTTGCCTGAGAGCGGCTGTGGCGGTCTTAGAAAGGCCACCAATTAGGTGTACAAAGCCCAAACCGTAGGCTCCGGGGCCTTCTACCAGCACATAATGCACAAAATACTCTTTGCGGCACTTGTATTCGTCGTCTTCGTTCCAGTTTCTGCAGATTTTCAGCACTTGTCCGCTGTTTTCGTCCACTGTCACGACATAAGGCAGTCTAATTCCGGTTGGATTGCCTTTTTCGTCTACATCTTCGTAGCCGGGGATGTCTAAATCGACCTGAAACTCTAGTAAAAATAGCTCCTCAGGCTCTCCAGAGGCTTCTATGCCCACTAACCGATCTACTGCAGCCCCAATTTGGTCTACATTTGCACCTGCGCCGTCAGGATCGACCTCAATGTCACGGTATTCGCCTGCCAGTACCCGCTTTTTAAACTCATTTGAGTCCATCGTCAGACGATGGGTGATGCGACGGCACTCTGACATTACGCTAGAGCCGTTATAGGGGATATACAGGTCGTCAGGAAGCACCACACGGCTGACCATTCGGCCTAGTGGGTAGTCGTAATAGACCTTTTTGAAGGCAGAACCGCCATAGCCTACATAAAACAACAGCTGATCAAACTCCGGTGTGTACTCTTTCATCACCGTGCCGATCTGATAATTCATAAAATCCTGCACACGAGACGCCTGCTGGACCTTATCCAGTGTCTCCTTGCCCATTGTCTGGGTTCTAACAGGACCACCAGCTGGCATCAGCTCTTTAAACGCCTGCGCTTGGAACTGGACAATAGATTCGGTAAGCATTGGATGAACAGCACCTGTTGCACCCCGAAATGGGCGGGTGCGCTCTTCCATCTTCAGACCTAATAGATCAAGGCCCTTGGCGTACATGTTTTCCCAGTCAGCTCGAGAACTCTTGTCAGCATCAAAAAACGCCAGTAAATCTAATGAGATTCGCGCCAGATCGCCGTCGTCCATGTCTTCAGCAAGATTGTCGTAGAAGTCCGGGTCTTTTTCTGGGGACATGTCTACTTCAAGCTCTTCGCCGTCAAGGACCACCTCGATTTCAGGCATATCCTCCATCTCCTCAACCACAGTAATCTCGGTGTTTGGAGCAAGGTTCACTACTTTATCTACTGGCATGGTCTTGTCCTAGATATATGTTTTGTTGTCGTCTTTGCGGCTAACCATACCGCCACGGTTCATCGTGGCTCTACGCTATCTTGTCTGCTCTGGAGGTTTTGCCCATCTGCTTGATTCCTTGCATCAACAGTCGGCTGATCTCCTCTGACTTCTGCCGTGCTGTCTTTGACGACGGGTTCGTAGTCGGCTTTAGTGGCGGTGTAGATTTTTTCATTAATTTTATCATCCTTTCTAAATTGCTGGAGAAGCTCAAAGCCTTCTTCCAACGATTTATCATAGTCCATGGTGCTAATTTGATCAATGTTTATGGGTTCTTGCTCTCCGATGCCCTTTTGATTACTTATTATATCTATTGTCACATCGTCATTATCTTTGTACTTGTCGTAAAGTTTTTTGATGGACTGCCTTGCATCACGGTGCATTCGCATAAAATCTTCAAGCCTTACCGGACGCCCTGTTTCCATGGCTCTATTCAAAGCTAGAGGAAGGGCTTTTATCGGATCACGGTCTATATAAACTATATTGACCGTTTTGCCAGAAACTAACGCTTTTTCAAGTTGGTCATCTACCTTATTAAATTTAGCCATGGTGCCGTCCATAACTAGATCAGCAGCATTCTCTGCCTCTTTTGAGAGTCCCGCAGTTTTACCTGAAGCAGGGCCTCCCCCAGTAAATATCCAGTTACCCTCTTGGCCCATCGTCTCCGCTACTTTTCTGTCATACATTAGTCGTGTTAAGGCGCTTGAAGGCTCATGGACTCGCCCAGCCAAAGACCTATCCGCTCTGTACTCTTCACTCAGTTCTCTAACTAGGTCAGGATTAAGAACCTTGCCTCCGTTAGTTTCCCCTATGTTTTCGTATCGCCGTATAGCTGCCTCTGGGTCCGTAGCTATCTCATTGTTGAATTTTAAAGTTAAAGGATCACTGGCCACATAAGAAATACTGGCAACCTGTTCAGCGGGATATTCGGACATCAGTTGGGTCTCTACTCTCGCTCTGGCTGAAGCTCCAGCTATATCATCCAACATGGCTCTGGCTGACGTGGCCTCATCCCACCTAAGAACAGGAACTTTCCCCAGCCCAAGTTCTTGAGCAGCTATGGCTCTGTGGCGACCATCTTCTAGCCCACTGGGATATATGGCTAAGGGGTCTAGTTCACCTCCTTGTTGTATGTGCCTTTTCAGTTCGTCTACATTTTCTCTTGTTACATCATCCATTTTAAGTGGTCTAACAGACGATAAATACTCAGCAGGGTCCATGTAAACAAGTCTTCCCCCCGTTTCTCTATAATTTTGATCTCCATACCAATCTTTTGCTAACGGGTAGTTTGACTCTCCTGCCTCGCTTAATATCCTAGTCGCGTCGCTTAACGCGCCACGTTTTATAGCGTCCTCTGCCGCGCTGATCGCAGCACGCTTACCGGCCCTCGCGCCCATGCCCGCTAACGGCGCAACACCCGCCGCTGCCATAGCAACAATCTGTCTGTAAGTATTAGCTAACTCCAAGTTACCTGCAGCCTCTGCTTGATTGGCAAGGTCAGAGTACTTGTCCGCGTCCATGCCGGATCGTATCTCACCGACCACGGGCAACATGTCCAAGGTAAAGCCTAAAGGGTCCTCTTTTAGGCCCGTATACATAGCTTTACCTAAAAAACCTACATCCTCGCCCAGCTCAGTAAGTGGGGACTCACTCTGCACAATGTCTTTACCATAATCATAAACAGTGCCGGGAATCTGACTTACACCAGACATGATGTTCTGGAGCATAGAAGCACTTTCGGTCTGGGCCGTGTCGCGTGGTTCTTGGTCCACGGGCACGGCTTCAGGCTTTTTTACAGCACCGCCTTCGGCAAAGAATGTTGCGCCTCCGGGCCGACCTATGTCTCTGGCCTGCAAGGCGCCAGTCGCACCCGCGTATCCGCTGGTCAGGCTAAACGGGTTTCTCGTGCCTGCTTCCATCTCCTTCAGCCCGAAAGTGTTGTAGTGGTTCGTGGCGAACTGATCAAGGGTCATGTCAGAAGACAGGCGGCCCTCGTCTATCTGAGTCTGAAAATCTGTAGCCACGTCAGGGTTCAGGGCAATGTAGTCCTGTATGGTCCCGCTTTGTGATGGAGTAAACGCCCCGGCCCCCGCGTCTGCTGCAGCACGGGCCTCTCTTGCCTGCTCCTGCCTCATCAGAGCATAGAGCTGGGACCGAGACAGACCGCCGCCGTAGCTGCCCGTCCTATCAAGAAGGGGCTTGTAGCGCATGTAATCCTCTTCCCTGCCTCCAGTGAGCTGGCGCAGGTCCTGAGCTGCGCGGCCTCTGGTGTAGCGGTTCAGCTGCGAAGTAGGCATTAACGTCCTCGGACGACTAGTAACAGAGGGCGGCGTAAAGCTGAACCCTGATCCGGTGGCCGAGAGCAGTTGTGCAGCAGGCACGTAGTCAAAGCCTACTAGCTGGTCCTCACCGAAAATAGGCTCGGTGACCTCGGTCCGTGGGTCGCTTTGCCTGAACGCTACGTCTAGCGCGGGTTCGCCTGCCGCATATATGTCCGGCTGGGGTGCAATAGGTTGATAGACCTCAGGCGCAACATAGGGCGCTTGGGTCTGGGGAAATGGGTCTACGGGGGGCACTACAGCGGGCTTTTCGGCCTCAGGGACATTAAACAGGATGCTGGGGTCCACGCCCGCTGCCTGTATGTCCTGCAGCGTATAGCCTCCTTCCAAAGCAAGCTCTCTTAAAAGCCTTTGCTCCTCAGGAGTAGTCCCGTCTTGCTGGATGTTCGCTACAAACTCACGGCCCTGTTTCTGCAATGCCGCTACGCCGTCCCCGCCCTCGGCAGTAATACGCGCCGCTTCTGCCGCTAGGACCGGGTTGGTCATAAAAGCAGACTCTACGGGAGCAGGAGTGTCAAAAGCAGGGCTGGCGGTTGCCGTGGTGAATATCTTGTTCAGGACATCCTGCCCCACGCCCGCGTTAATCAGGTCCGTGTTGCTGATGCCCGACTCAAGCATAATATTGTAGGCTTCAACGCCTACCGGCTGCTCGCCCTCAAACAGAGTTCCGGCCATGTACTTGCCTGCAAGATCACGGATATTGGCGTAGTATGCTTGCACGCCCTCTTGACCGCCTTGGGCGGCGTTCTTATAGGCTGGTGACTGGTCGTAGGCAGCTTCTTGGGCAAGGTTTATAGGGCCACCGTTTGCCATACGCAAAGGCAGCTTCGAGAGCATCTCTCGAGCAGAAGGACCGGGCATAAGGGCGTCCCCTTAAC